AACGCAGGCAAGAACATCACCGGCCTTGCTGCTGCTATCTCCAGCTCGCCCACTTCTGGCGTGTACGGCGGCATTGATCGCGGCACATGGAACTTCTGGCGCAATCAGGTCATTTCCTGCACGAATGATGTCGGCGCGGCTATGTCTGCTTCGACGATTCTTTCCGGCATGAACAAACTTGCTCTTGCAACCGCTCGCGGCAATGACCGGGTTGATTTGATCGTTGCTGATAATGACGCCTTCGAGTACTACCAGTCGGCATTGCAGGCGATCCAACGCGTGACCAACGACTCCGGGCAAGGCCTGGCTGGGGCTGGCTTTACCACGCTCAAGTACTACGGTGCCGGAGCTTCGGCTGATGTGGTGTTTGATGGTGGGATCGGCGGCAACATGCCATCCAAGACCATGTACTTCATCAACACCAACTACCTGAAGCTTCGCCCGCACGCGCGGCGCAACTTCGTGGCCCTGGGTGGTGATCGCCAGTCGGTCAACCAAGACGCTGTCGTTCGCCTCATCGGCTGGGCCGGCAACCTCACATGCTCTGGCGCTCAGTTCCAGGGCATTCTTGTAAATTAAGGGGAAATCATCATGGCAACTATCTTTACCGATACCCCCAAGCTGGGGGTTGCTCTGCTGAACAAGATCGACACCGCCGACACAAAGCAGCGCTCCGGCCATCGTCTGGGCTCTCAAGTGTGGGGCAGCGACGGCAAGCGCTATGTGTATGCGCAGGCCGATGCGACGATCTCCGCCAGTACGGCGGTATGCGACGTGGATGCCAGCACGTTCCTGGTTGCAGCTTCGGGTGGCACGTACGCATCGCCCCCCGTTGCGATGGCCAAGGGCGATCAAGGCTGGTTCGCAGCCGCGTCTGTGTAGGAGGGGATATGGCTACCGACCCTAACCGCTTCATCTCGCTTGGCATGGCGCCAGCTCTGGCCAGCGCTGTTGCCCAAGCGATTGACGCAGGATCGACGCCGCCATCGCCCACGGAAATTACAGTCACCCTTACGGGCGACGTCACAGGCACCGGCAGCGGCACTGACACAATCGAAATTGCAACCACGGTAGCCGGATAACTTCGGTTTACCACCACCAACAGGGGCGGCCTTCGGGTCGCCCTTTTTCTTTATAGCGGCAATCCCGCAAAGGAATACCCATGATTTCAGAAGATAACGCGCTAGTTGAGTTCGTCCGCGATGCGGTACAGAACAACTTCAAATCTGCTCAGGAAGGCCGTCCCATCTACGACGAGAAAGACTTCGTTCGAATCATGACGCCGGGCGATACAAAAACCACCGTCTATCGCGAAGCCACAGACAAGGACAAGCAGCGCTTCCCCAAAGCCTGGGCTAACTACGAACGCGGGTTAGAAGAAGTGACCGAAGGCACGCCGTTAGATCAATGGAATCAGATCAGCAAGTCTCAAACGATGGAACTTGCACATGTGAACGTTCGAACCGTCGAGCAGCTTGTCTCAGTGTCGGACGCCAATATTCAGCGCATGGGGCCGGGCTACATGCAGCTACGCGACCGCGCAAAGCAGTTCCTCAAATCCTCGGGGGATGACGCGGCTCAAGCCAAGGCAGAGCGTGAAAACGCCGAGCTACGAGAAAAAATTGCGCTCATGCAAGAGCAGATTGATGCGCTTTTGGCTACGAAAGCTAGTGACGATGATCAGCCTGCAAAACGTGGCCGTCCCGCAAAAACAGAAGGATAAACCATCATGACGCTGCTAGAACTCGTTCGCCAGGTGATGGCCGAGCTTGGGCTGCAAACAGTCTCGGGTGTTGTCGGCAATCAAGAGCCATCCGTGCGCCAGATATTTGCACTCATGAATCGCCTGGGTGTTGATTTGACTCGGGAGAACGACTGGCAGCGTCTGATGCGTGAGTTTATCCTGACGACCCGCGCCGAGCAGAAAACCGTCACCGTTACGCAAGGTAGCGCAGTTGCCACAATGGCTAGCACTTCGGGCCTTTCGGCTCGCTGGGGCGTCACTGGCGAGGGGGTGCGGCCATTCTCGCAGATCGTGAGCGTTGATAATGCCACGCAAGTCACGCTGAATATGCCAGCAGACCGTAGTGGTACGTTCGACATGACGTTTTCACAGATCGAATACCCCCTACCATCAGACTGGAAGAAGCAGATCCCACAGACCGAGTGGGACCGCACAAACCGGTGGCCACTGATGGGGCCGCAAACACCTCAAGCGTGGCAGTCGTTCAAATCCGGCATTGTCTACGCTGGCCCGCGTGAGCGCTTTCGCATCATGGGCAACAGTATTGTCCTGAACCCGCCTCCCCCTGATGGCCTGATCTTCGCCTACGAGTACATATCGAAGGATTGGGTTATTGGCGTAGACGGCGGAACAAAGCCGGGATTCACGCTCGACACCGATACCTGCATTTTTGACGATTCGCTGATCATTCTTGGCACAAAGGTACTGTTCCTGCAAGCCAAGGGGCTGGATTTCAGCCTGGAAGGTGCGCAATTTAACAACCTGATGAACCAATGCAAGGCGCAAGATAAATCAGCGGCAGCGCTGTCTATTTCCCCGCGTCCCGCTGGCCGTCTCCTGGGCCTGGATAACGTGCCTGATGGCTCATGGGGCAGACCACAATGGTAGGCAGGCGCTCACGAGGCCGCGAGCCTGATACCACCTCGACGACGCTACCCGCGCCGGTTGGGGGGTTGAATGACCGCGATTCGGTGGCGGATATGCCCGCTACCGATGCTGTGCTGATGGATAACTGGTGGCCTGAGCCAGGTAGGGTATCGGTTCGCAAGGGCTCGATCACGCACGCATCAGGCCTGCCTGGTGATGTCGAGACGCTATTTGAGTATTGCCCGCCGTCTGGCGCTATCGAGCTATTCGCTGCCTCGGGCGATGGAATCTATGACGTTACGGCTGTTGGCGCAGTGGGCGCACCTGTCGTCTCAGGCAAATCAAGCGCCCGATGGCAGACGATGGCAGCAACTACGGCAGGCGGATCGTTCCTGTACGCCTTTAATGGCCTGGATGACCCGCTGCTTTACAACGGCACGACATGGACGCCGATCAACGGGACGAGTACCCCGGCCATTACGGGCGTGCCAGATACCTATACGCTCATTGATGGGCTGGTATTTAAGGGCCGCGCTTATCTGGTTGAAAAAAACTCCATGAATCTATGGTACTTGCCACCAGCATCCATCGGTGGCGAGGCCAAGGCCATTCTCATGGGCCAGATATTCCAGCGCGGCGGCTATATCGTGACCGCCAAGTCATGGACGATTGACTCAGGAGCGGGGCAGGATGATCACCTTGTTGTCATTTCCAGCAACGGCGAAGTAGCGGTTTTCTCGGGGTTTGATCCGGAAACGCTTGGGTCATGGTCGCTAGTCGGCGTCTTTTATCTTGGGCGCCCGATTGGCCAGCGTTGCGCCATTAAATACGGCGGCGACCTGCTGATTATCTGTGAAGACGGTGTATTTCCGCTGGGCGCTGGGCTGCTGTCCGCGTCCGTGGATCGTCGCGTAGCTTTGACCGACAAAATCCAGAACAGCATCAGACGGGCCGCCAATACGTACAAATCAACACCAGGATGGGAGCTAACCCTTGCGCAGGATCATTCCGCACTGGTTCTGAACATCCCCGCGCAAAACGGTTCATATCAATACTTGCAAAACACCTTGACCGGCGCATGGACCAAGTTCAAGGGCTGGAACGCTAAAAGCTGGGTCTATTCCGAGCTTGGCCTGTTTTTCGGTGATGGCGGAACCGTCAAACGCGCCTGGTTCGCCAATAACGATGATGGCGAGGCGATCAGAGCTGATTGCTTGCAGTCGTTCAACCACTTTGGGTCAATGTCGCGCAACAAGTCGTTCACGATGATTCGCCCATATATCGCAACAGGCGGTAATCCATCAATCCTGTACGCGCTCAATGGCGATTATCGGGGTACGCAGCCATCCGGGGCACTCGTAACACGACCTCCTTCTGGGATGGTGTGGGGCACGATGGTATGGGGCACCATGATCTGGGGCGGCTCGTTGCAGCAAGTCCAAGACTGGCTAACCGTTGGCGGGATTTTCAAGTCTGCTGGTCTTCGCCTGCAAGTGCTGAATAACCAAGCAGAAGTGGAGTGGGTCGCAACAGACTTCATCTATACGCGGGGTGGCCTGCTGTGATGACGTTTGACGTTGATCTTATTGGTCCGTGGGTGGCAAGCCGTATCGAGGGCATGACCTATTACCCCGGCACGGCTTCGGCCATTGCCCGCGTCAAGAACGGGAAGATCGTGGCCGGCGTCTTGTACCAAGACCACAACGGCCCGAACGTGTTCTGCCACATCCGCATTGATCGGGGCGGCATGAGCAAACGCTTTGTATCGATCATTTTTGATTACCCATTCAAACAGTTGAACGCCAAACGCATCACGGCGTTGGTGGCTGAGTCCAATGCCGCCTCGCGCCGACTTGTCGAGCATCTGGGTTTCGAGCTTGAAGCAATCCTTCAGGACGCACATCCCGATGGAGATTTGAGAGTCTACAAGATGACAGCGGACAAGTGCCGCTGGTTAAAGGAATTGCCTTATGAGCATGCATAACCTCGGAATCCCTGACCTTCCGATCAGAGCCTTTGCTCCCGATGCGAGGGGCCGGATACGGCCCCAGGGTGGCGGAAAGGGCAGCGCGCCGGAAACACCGGACTACGCCGGCGCGGCCAAAGAAACCGCAGCGGGTAATCTGGAGGCTGCGAAATATGCCACGCAAGCGAATCGCGCAAACCAGTACACGCCTTGGGGCAATATTGAGTGGACGAGTGATCGCCAGTTCAACCAAGAGGCCTATGATCGCGATCTAGCGGCATACAACCAGGCGCGGTCTGATTATCAGTCCAATCAGGGCGGGGGGCGAACCGGAAACACTGTCTGGTACAACGGTGCGTGGGTGGATTCTGGGCTACTCCCGGGTGCATCAGGGCGCCAATCTGGCTCGGCTCCGGTAGCGCCCAATGCAGCCGATTACTACACCGGCGGGGATAACTGGACCCAGAACGTTACGCTCAGCCCCGAGATGCAATCACTGCTCAACCAGCAGATGAAGCTGCAGCAGGGTCTATTCGGCGCACAAGATGCGGCTTTAGGCCGGGTCAACCAGACGATGGGCCAGGGCTTTGATATGTCCGGCATCCCCCAGGGGGGTACAGCGTTGAACATGGGTTCGCTGCCTGGGATGGCGTCGGCGCTGAACATGAATTCCTTGCCCGGTTTCGGGGATGTTTACGATCCGACCAAAGTGACGAACAACGCGACCGAACTGCTCATGCAGCGCATCAACCCCGAGCTGGATCGGCAGAACGAAGCCTTGCGGGCTCAATTGGCAAATCAGGGGATCACCCAAGGTTCGTCTGCCTACGCCAACGCTATGAACCAATTCGGCCAACAGCGCAATGACGCGGCCACGCAAGCAGCCCTGCAGGGGATCGGCCTTGGTATGCAGCAGCAGGGCCTGCAGTTCGGCCAGCAGACCACAAACCAACAGCTTGCCGCTGCGCTCCAAGCTCAGCAGTACCAACAGCAGCAGGGCCTGAGGATGGGCGAGGCAGGGCTGCAGAACCAGCAGTTCGCCCAAGCCGAACAGGCGCGTCAACGTGCGATGGCCGAGCAAGCATACTTGCGCAACCTACCTCTGAACGAGCTAAACGCACTACGAACCGGCAATCAGGTTTCCATGCCGCAATTCCCCGGCTACGCACAGCAGGCTACGACCGGGGGAGCGGACATGCTCGGGGCCGCGAATGCAGGCTATCAGGCTCAGTTGGGAGCGTATAACGCCCAACAGGCGGGGCAGGCCGGAATGATGGGCGGTTTGTTTGGGATTGGCGGGAGCCTCTTGGGCGCTGCGGGCGATGCGGGCGGTTTTGGAAAGCTATTCACCTGGTGAGATGAATTATGGCAAATAATCAGTTCTCTAATCCTTTCCTTGCCCCGGATTTGCTGCAAAAGCAATACAAAATGCAGCAGAATCAGCGCATGGCGCAGATTCTCATGGAGCAAGGGCAAGAAACGCCCGAAGGTCAGATGGTATCAGGCCATTACGTAGCGCCATCGATTACGCAATACCTTGCCCAAGCGCTTAAATCCCACCGAGGAAGAAAATTACAAGACTCCGTGCCAGAGCAAATGGCGGACATACAGCGCGGTCAGCAGGCGCAGTTGAAGAGCAGGTTCGGCCTTGGCAACCAGCCCAGTCCGCAAGCACTTGGTCAAGCGCTGTCTGGCGACTCTGGCTCTGCCCAGCCTTTCCCCGTTGGCGCAGAAGGGGCTCAACCACAAAACGCACAGCCTCAAATTCCGCTCCTGCCTGGTCGCAGTGCCCAAGAGTCATATCTGACGGCGGCATCAATCGGCATGCCGGAATATATGAAGCTGGTGGCGCAACAAAGCACGCCCACGGATATTCAGAAGAACCTAATGGCTCAAGGCATCCAGCCCGGCAGCCCAGAGTGGAATCAAGCCCTTGGTGGCGTTACCGAAAAAGCCGGGTATATTGCGCCAATTTCAGCCGCACCCGGGTCCACCATTATCGATCCGCGTACAGGCCGTCCCACGTTCAACGCGCCGCAAGATGGTCGCCAGGTCGTGTTCGATCAGCAGGGCTCGCCATCCGTTCAGCAGGTGCCTGGCTGGAACGAAGCCGAAGCTGCACAAGCCCAGGCTCAGGCTGCTGGAGCCGCAGCGGGGAAAGTCACAGGTGAATACGCGGGCAAGCAGCTGACGGGCGAGAAGCGCCGTGAGGCTGTGCGGGCCGCCTCTGGGATCGATGCCAGCACAGCCCAACTTGGGCGCCTGAAAGAAACTGTTGATCTGATCAAAAACCATCCAGGCTTTGAAGGCATCAGCGGGCTGAGTTTGGAACGCCTATCTTCCCTTGTGCCCGGCACGGATGCCGCCGACGCCGCAGCGCAGTTCAAAACCCTGAAATCTCAAATTGCCCAAAACGTTTTGCAAATGTACCGTCAAATGTCGGACACGGGCGGCGCTGTCGGACAAGTATCAAACGCTGAGCAAGAGCTTTTCCAGAACAATATCGCCGCGCTGGATACGGCACAATCGCCCGAACAACTGCGTAAGTCTCTTGACCGGATTGGCACATTTGTAGACGAGTCGATGGGGCGTTTGCGGTCTGCGTATGATCGCGAATACGGTACGGGGGTCTTCGATTCCATCATGGGCGCTCCAGAACAAGCTGATGCTGGCGGCATCCCCCGCATTACTGACCAAGCACAACTGCAATCGCTACCATCTGGATCGCTCTTTATCGCGCCGGACGGAACGACCCGGAGGGTTCCATAATGGCTAACTGGTGGGATTCATTGCCTCAGGCCACGCCCCTGGATATAGCATTGACGCAAGAGCGCATCGATCCGCAACTGGCTCAGCTTGCGCAGTCCGTCTATCAGCAGGAATCCAGCGGCGGGCGCAATACAACTACATCCACTGCGGGCGCAGTGGGTGGGATGCAGATCATTCCGTCCACGTTCAAAAGTGTTGCCGATGAAGGTTGGGATATCAACGACCCTGTACAGAATGCCCGTGCCGGTATTCGCTACCTTAATCAGATGTATGAGCGTGGCGGGAATGATCCGCGCATGGCTGCGATTGGGTATTATGGTGGCCCTGGCGCTATTGATGCAGCCCGGCGCGGTCAGGCCCGCTCAGACCCGCGTAATCCGAATGCGCCAGATACGTTCCAGTATGCGGATCAAGTGACAGGGCGGCTTAACACGTCAGTCGCGCCCAACGGTGATTCAGTGAGCTGGTGGGAATCGATGCCGCTTGCCGAGGAGGCGCCGCAACAAGCCCCGCAACTACAATCATCGCCAGAAGGGGGCGGCGTTCTAGCTGGTATCGGAATGGGCCTGCGCGACCCTATAGACGCCGGAGCCCAGATGCTGCGCCGAGCGGTGCCGGAAAGCGTTGGGCAGGCCATAGACGCCTTCGGTAACCGGCTTGCCGACATGGGTCTGCCTGTGGCCCGCAGTGAAGGGGCAGAGGGCATAGACCAGGCAATCAACGAGCGTGAGGCTGAATATCAGGCGGCTCGCCAAGCGGCCGGCCGAGGCGGCTTTGATTGGGCTCGTCTGGGAGGAAATATTGCAGGAACAGCGCCGTTAATGGCCGCCGCTCCCGCGGCGCTTGCCGGGGCGTCATTGCCGGTTCGCATGGCGGCAGGCGGCATTCAAGGAACAGCGCTTGGGGCAATGAGCCCGGTCATCGGCGATGAGGCACAACAAGACTTCGTCGGTTCCAAAACTGATCAGGCTGCGCTTGGCGCAGCATTTGGTGCGGCCACGCCAGCGGTCACTGGCGCGATTGGCAGGTTGGTCAGCCCGCAAGCATCGAGAGCGAATAGCCCGGCCAAAGCATTGATGAATGAGGGCGTGGAACTCACGCCGGGGCAGGCGCTCGGTGGCGCGTTGATGCGATGGGAGGATCGCGCCATGAGCATGCCTATTTTGGGAGATGCGATACGCGGAGCTCGCGGCCGTGGCAATGAATCACTCAATCGCGCGGTTTATAACCGGGTTCTGGAGCCTATCGGCAAGGCCACCACCAAGACAGGAAGGGAGGCCGTTGACGATGCGGCGCGCCTAGTCAGCCAGGCATACGACGATGTATTGAGTAAGGTGCAATTTACCCCTGACAACGCGTTCTCGCAAAGCATAGCGACCCTTAGGATGATGGCATCCAGTCTCCCGGCAAAAGAAGCCAGGTCATTCAATAACGTTTTGCAGCGCGATGTTATTGGGCCCTTAACGAAAGGCCGATCTGTTGACGGGCTGACATTTAAGCGTGTCGAGGCACAACTTGGCGAACGGGCGCAGCAATTCCTGAAAGCGACAGACGCCTATCAGAATGATGTTGGCCGCGCTCTTTTGGAGGCACAAAAAGCGCTACGGGAAAACCTTGCGCGAATGAATCCCGCGCATGCTCAAGAGCTGCAGAATGTCAATCGTTCATTCGCGCAGTTGGTCAGGCTTGACAACGCCGCAGGTAAGATCGGTGCGCAAGACGGAGTTTTCACGCCTCAACAACTCGCCCAAGCGATTCGACAGTCCGATAGAAGTGCAAGGAAACGCGCTTATTCTGGTGGCCGCGCACTCATGCAGGACTTGTCGGATGCGGCGCAGTCCCGCATGTCGGCAAAGGTTCCGGACTCCGGTACGACAGAAAGAATGCTCGCGAACGCGCTGGCCGGATCAGCACTAGCGGGATCAGTTGGGTTGGGGGCCTTGACCCCGGGCGCCGCAATTGGAGCAGCAGGCGCACTGGGGGCGGCGTCACTGCCTTACCTGCCCGGAATCGGTCGAGCCGCGACGAAGAGCATTACCAGTCGACCCGCTAATGCGCAAATGCTAGCCGAGCAGCTTCGTAAATTGCCGCCCGGTTTTCTTGGTGTATTGGCAGGCCAATGAGAAATAGTAGCCCGCTTTTTCGCAGACCCATATCCAATTTATTGCGCGCACGACGCCCCAGAAGATAACGACCAGAGCAATTCTTATAGATTGTTCTTCCATCCCACCATTCTAGCCGCTTTCTAACCGAAGCGGCATTTTTATTTGCAGGAGTACAAGATGCCCAGAAACGGTAGTGGCGGCTATCTGCCCCCACAAAATAGCTGGAACCCTGCCATTAACGGGCAGCAAGCCTTGCCCAATGATTGGCAAGCGATCCTAGACGATATCGCCGCAACGCTTCAAGCTTCTCTTGCGGCAGATGGTCAGACGCCGGTTAATGGGGTGATGAACTTCCAGAACAACCGGATATCGAACGTTGGAGCTCCAACAGGCTCCGGTGACGCGCTGCGCTGGGAGCAATTGACCAAGGGGCCTGACATTCCCTCGGCCAGTACGATTGCGATCCCGGTCGAGGGCATGCTGTTCGACGTGACAGGCACAACGACCATCACGTCGATTCAGGATCGATTCCCCGGTCGAACGGCGTACCTGCGATTCGCTGACGCGGTGCAGATTGTCAATTCGGCCAATCTCAAAGTGCCCACTGGGAGCGACAGAACAACCTCAGCGGGCGATGTGATCTGCGTCGTCAATACAGAGCCAGGTGTCTGGGAAATTGTGTCGGGCCTGTTGGGTAGCGCGGCATATGTTGATGCAATCGGCACAGCGCCCCTATATGGCCGTGACAGTGTCGTTGGGACGGTATCCCAATCGGGCGGGGTTCCGACCGGGGCCGCGTGGCAGGTTATCTCGAACGCCAATGGAATAGCGCTTCGAAATGCTGCAGGAATCCAGATTTGCTTCGCATCCGAATCCCGGTCGTTAACGGTGTCATCCGCTGTGTCCGGTGGCTATTACACGTTCACCGAATGGACGCTCCCGGCGCCCTTCGCAAATGGGGTATTTGCGTCCGCCGAATTCCAGACCAGCGGTCAAGTGACCTCGGGCATGCCAGCCGATGCTGCCGCCCTATTTACCGATTCGGTTGGTTTCCATGCTTTCGCCAATAACAGTCGTTCATCCCTTACATACCGATGCCGTTTCTTAGCGGTTGGGTATTGGATCTAACAGTGTCGTTGGGATGGTGTCTCAACGACACTGCGACCCCATTAACCACTAGGAAAATATATGCAAATTAAGCTGATACCTCAATACCGGAATGATGAGCTACACGTCTCTCGCACTGGCGACGTTCTGACGATCAGCGATGAGCCTTTCGACTTTGGCCCGCTGCAAGCAGGCGCTACATTGCCCGCCGAGGCCATCGGTTGCCAATGGATCGTCGGGCCGGTCGAGCGCGACGACGCGGGCGTGTTGCATCTGTCGTTGTTGCTGCCGATTCAGAAGTCGGTGTTTCATGATGCGCTGCCAGACATCATCGATCCGCCCGATGGACCGATTGATCTGCCCGTAATTAAAGAGCCGGAGGTGGCGCAATGATCGACTACAGCAAAATCATCACTGCCGAAGACAAGTTCGAACTGGCCCGCCAGGCGAAGCTGGGCGAGATCAACTCCGCGTTTGATCAGGCCGCTTCGGCGCTGACAGCCGGTTACCCGGAAGCCGAGCGCATGACCTGGGCGACCCAACAGCAAGAGGCGCTGGCCTGGGCGGATGACGAGAACACGCCAACGCCATATCTGGATGGCTTGGCCGCAGCCCGTGGTATCCCTACCGAAGAAATGCGCCAGAAGACGTTGCAGCAGACGCAACTCTTTATGCAGGCGAGTCAACAGCTTGTAGGTAAGCGTCAGAAGCTTCGAGACTTGGTGTACGAGGCCACGACAAAGGCCGAGCTCGACGCCATCCAGTGGGATGAACCAGCCGCCTAGCGCGGCTTATTTTTCGCCCGACGCCCTCTGCGGAGGGCTTTTTTTCGTCCAAGAGAGGCTGCCATGCCCCACAGGATATTACGAATGAATGCCGATATTGCGTCCGAAGCCGCCAAAGCTGCCCCGCCTGTAACCGTGATCGCTACGTCCACATTAGCAGGGTGGAGCTTAAACAATTTCATCGGCGCGGCCACGCTGATCTACATCATTCTGCAAGCGGGGTATCTGCTTTGGAAGTGGCGACGGGACTGGAAAAAGGAGAAAGCCAAATGCAATTAATACCAGAATGGCGTAAAGCCCTACGCATGTTCAGCGTGCAAGCCATGCTCGTAGCCGGAGCGATCCAGGGCGCGTACATCGCCCTACCTGCCGACATGCAAGCGTTCGTACCCGATAGCTGGATGCGCGTTATTACGTTCGCCGTGCTGGGCCTGGGCGCTGTGGGCCGATTGATCGAACAGCCAAAGGTGCGCGAATGACCCGGCTTGCCTCGATATTCCAATGGCTCCTGAGCCTCTTAACTCCGAAATCGGAGGAAAAATCGGACGAAATTGGAGTTAAACGCACGCTTGCTTGGGGCAGCAAGGTATCAGCCGAGTTCCGCGAGAAGGTCTTCGAGGTGGCAGACGCCTTGCAAGTAGAGCCCGACGAACTCATGGCGATCATGGCGTTCGAGACCGCTGAGACATTCCGGCCAGACATAAAGAACATGGCCGGGTCGGGCGCTACTGGCCTGATCCAGTTCATGCCCGCTACGGCGCGGGGATTGGGAACCACGGTCGAAGCACTGGCGCAAATGTCAGCCGTCGAGCAGTTGGAATGGGTACGGACGTACTTCAAGCCCTACGCTGGCCGCCTAACATCCCTGTCCGATATGTACATGGCGGTGCTATGGCCCCGAGCTATTGGTAAGCCTGACAACTATGTGCTTTGGAGTAAAGCCGCCAAGCCGACAACCTATGCACAGAATGCAGGGCTGGACGCCAATAAAGACGGTTTCATCACCAAAGAAGAGGCCGCCGCAGCGGTATACAAGAAATTGTATAAGGGCCGCACCGCTAAATACCTATGGGTGGAGTCATGATCTGGCAACGAATCTGGCCCTACCTTGCCCTAATCGCCGCAGCTTTTGCGGCTTTTTTTGGCATACGCCAATCAGGGAAGGCAGCAGGGAAGGATGCAGCTCGGCGCGAAGTCGAGCAAATCAATCGCAAGGCGAGGGAGGCAGCACGCAATGTTGAGCATGAAACGGCTTCTATGTCTGACGACGCTATCACTGACGAGCTTATGCGTGACTGGGTGCGCAACAGTCAAAAGCGGTAACTACTGCGACGTTGCCAGCCCGATTTACTTCGACTCTGAGCAGCAAGTACGCGAGACGCCGCCGTCCATCCAAAGGCAGGTGCGTGACCATAACCGCAAGTGGAGCGAACTGTGCAAGTAATCGACCCAAGAATCAAAGAGTGGGCCACCGAGCGGCAGAAAGAATTCATCGACGCCGTTAACGTACACGGCAGCAATCAAAAAGCAGCGGCGGCTCTTGGCATTGGTCGTCGGACTATCGACCAAGCCATTAAGCGTGCGAAAGCGGCAGCAGCCCGAGCCGGTTATTCGCCCGATCACGACATGGTCCGCACCGTGCCGGATGGATTCAAGGTTAAAGGTGTCTCGACCTTCTACAACAAGGACGGCAAACCTACGGCGCAATGGGTGAAATCGTCAGCCGACGAAGAGCGCCAGCGGCAGATGATGCAGGCCGCATTTGAGGCGATGGCCGAGGAATTGCCGAAGCTTCCCCCGGCACCGGGGCCAGGCGAAACATTGGACAGCCTGCTTGCCGTGTATCCGCTTGGCGACCCTCACGTTGGGATGCTTAGTTGGGGCGAAGAAACCGGGGCAGACTTTGACCTACGGATAGCAGAGCGTGATCTGTGCGCGGCGATGGCGTACCTTGTAGAGCAGGCGCCAGCGGCAAAACGTGCCGTGATCATCAATCTTGGCGACTACTTCCATGCAGACAATATGGCCGGGATGACAAGTCGCTCCGGTAACGTCATGGACATGGACTCGCGCCTGCCTAAAATGTTCCGGGTGGGCGTGAAGATCATGCGCCAGCTAGTTGACTCGGCACTTAAAAAGCATGAGACGGTCGAAGTCATCAACGCTATCGGCAACCACGACGATGTTCTGGCTATGGTTATGTCCGTCATGCTGGCTCAGATATATGAAAACGAGCCGCGCATTGTCATACACGATCAGCCGACGTCACGACACTACATCCAGCACGGCAAGGTGCTAATCGGCGTGACACACGGCCACCAGACGAAAGACACTGATCTGCCGGGCATCATGGCAACAGAGCGCCCTAAGCTATGGGGCGACACGCAATACCGATATTTCTACCGGGGCCATCATCACCACGATTCGCTCAAAGAGTACAACGGCTGCATCGTAGAGCAGTTCCGCACACTAGCGGCTGGTGATGCTTACGCAGTCAGTGGCGGCTATCTGAGCGGGCGCGACATGAAGTGCATCGTTCACCACGCTGAGTACGGCGAAGTGGCGAGGAATACTTGTGCGCTGGAGATGTTGGCGTAGAACGCAAAAAAACCCCATCAGCGCAAGGCCGTGGGGCTACATGGTATTTACTGTGGTATTGTTAGCTCAAGATACTGATACATAGGGATTTATCGGTCCCACCCTCTCCGCCAGTATTTGAAGGCCCTTGTAATTCAGCGAATTACAAGGGCCTTTCCTTTTTATGCCATGCCCTGAATTTCGGCGAAGGAGGCGAGGGTATTGATTGAGAGTGGTTCACGCGGTTCGCTGCCGAGCCGCTGGTGCCGTCATGCCTCTGTCTGGAAGTCACCAGGCTGGGGCGGCGCAATGGGTGTGAACAGGGTGCGATCGGGCTTCAGGTCG